AATTATCATGTTTAGCTAGAGCCTTTAATAATATCTTCTGACCCATAGATATCTTTTCACCATCTCTTTTCCATTCAGCAATTAGAAACTTGCCTTTGCGTTCAAACACCATATCTAAATCACTAGGCATAGCTTTAGGATTATCTTCTATAACTCCAGATAAGAAACCAAAGTCTATATGTTTAGCTTGATTATTTCTCATTCCTTTAATCATGTTTGTTCCAAATGTTGCTATCTAATTGATGAAAGCATCTTGTTTTGGTATTCCATTTGAAAAAAGTTTCAGAAATTTGTCCGTACAAATCCGCTTCCCTAACCTTTTTAACTTGAAATGCTGTTTTTTCTTCAGCAAAGTTTCTAGATACTACGCATATTAAATCAGCTTTATTGGCAAAATGGGCTGAGCCACTTATAGAATAGGAATCAACATTATATGTTCCATCTGCTTCTCTTGGAAGTTTTGTTGGGTGAGCAACTAACCAAGTAACACATTCAGTTTCCCTATTAAATCTTTTTATGTCTGATATAACATTTGATATATGCTCATCTTCTCTTAGATTACCTTTTCTACTTGGATTAATTTCGTTATATGGGTCTAATACTAAACCATCTATTTTATATTCTTCTTTAGCTTGTCTAGCTACATCTAATATCCATTTGATATCTGGACTTTCATTTTCCATATCAATGAAAAAGAAATGTTCTTGTATAAATGCTAATGTTGTTACTAATTCATCTTTAGTAATTCTATCTCTCATACCATAGTCGAATGGTTTCATCATAAATTTTTCTGCCAATCGTTTTATATTATTCGCCATGCTATGCTCGGGAGAAAATAGGCAAAAACGCCAGCCATGTATCTTTGCCATATTCATTAAAATATCAGCAAGAAAAGAACTTTTTCCATGATTCGGAACTCCAGTCCAAACATGAAATGTTCCTCTAGCAACTTTGTAATTATCTTCTAATGATGTGAAGCCAACATCATAAGGTTGACTTGTATTTCCAGAATGTAAATCTTTGACTGATTCCCATAAATCTCTGGCTGTGTATAGACCATCTATTTTTTTGCTCATTGTTATTCTCCATTATCCTAATAAAAAGTTTTTGTTTTTTTCTTTTACCTCTATCTTATCTTCCCATCTACCTTGATTTAACCAAGTTGTCGCATGTGCAATAAAAGCTGTTTCAGTATGCTTTACACTTTCAGCATATCTTTCCATAGCAGTTATTAATTCATCTTCTGTAACTTCTTTAGACTTTACCAGATTATTATATATCTTCTGACATTTCTTTTTCGCAATCTTTCTAGGAACTTTATCCCAGAACTTTTCAAAATATGATGTTATTTGTTTATCTTGGGTATTATGTATCTCTCCGATACCTTCTAAGTATCTCTCTGATACTTTGGGTTTGTTACTCTCTGATACATACCCTATATTTAAGATATAAAGATTATAACCATAAGCACCATTTTTTTCTTTTCGAATAGATATAAAATTAGATTTCTGTAATTCTTTGATATGCCTTGTAACAGATATTCTTGAACATTGGCAAAGTTTTGCTAGATGTTCCTGACTTGGGTAAGCTTCTCCTTTCTCATTAGCATAATTACAAATCATAAGTAAAACTAATTTACTAATAGAACTATTTGTATTCTGTTTAACTCCCCAAGCTAATGCTTCAAAACTCATTGATTAATCCCATAGAAATCATTTGGTTGCACCTTGCCTTCCGTAAACTCATACACTCTTATCATATCTTCTTTTCTTGGTATCACTCCCTCATATTTCCATTTTGTTACAGTAGCTTCATTAAGATTTAATTCTTTGCAAAATCTTGCAACTGACCATCTTTCTTGTACTAAAAATTCATTGAATGTCATTATAACTCCTTGATTTAATTAAACTTATCCATAGTTTTTTTATACTATATGAATATTATAATTTATTATTGAAAAAAAATAAAGATATATCTTGAATAAATAATTTTATACATTATAATTAATATGGTTAAAAAACTTAAATTAGGAGCAGACAATGAGCAAACATGTAGAAATAGTAGCAAAAGGTTTAGTTCTTGATAATGCTATAGATGATATGATTAGAGAACTTTCACTTGTAACAAAAAGAACTGAATCTATATATTCTGATTATAAATTTTACAAACCTTGCATTGTAAATTGTGAAAGTCTTTATAGATTTATAACCATAAAATTCTACTCAAAAGAATCAATTATGAGAAACTATCAAGATTATTTAAGCCAAGCTGATTTTGGTATATTTAATTTTATAGATTATTGCATTGTTGATTTTACTAGAGGAACAAATATGAAAGAAATATCAGATGTAGAGAAAGCTTTGATAAACAGAAAAATTGATGAAAGATTAAAAAACTTAAATAGGAGTATACAATGAGCAACGAAATAAAAGTACCAACAGCACACCTTGAAGCATTTAGAGATGCCAGACTTGAGATTCAGCAAGTAGGTATATCTAAGAAAGGGAAGAACAGTCATTTTGGTAATACATACGCAACATTAGATGACATCATAGAAATATGTGAGCCAATATTATTAAAGCATAATTTATTGACCAGCTTTACACAAACTTATAACAATGTTGATAAAGATTCATTAGAACAATATCAATGCTTTTATAGAATGAAAGTTACGCATGTTCCCACAAGACAATTTTTTGAATCGGAACTAACTTTATATTCTGATAGAAAACCACAGCAAATAGGTAGTGCTATGACATATGCCAAGAGATATCTATATCAAAATATGTTGTTACTAGCCACTAATGAGCAAACAGATGATGACGCAAACAAAGCTCAACAATCTATGCAGAATAAGAAAGTACAGAAAATTAACAGAGGAGATATATAATGGTTTTACATGGCAGTATATTACGAGATGAAATAAAAGAATTGGAGAATGAAATGTCAGTAGCGGAATTGATTGAGCATATTACGTCTGATAAAACATTAACTGATATTAATACTGCACTTGAAGACATTGCATTAGATAGGATAATAGACAGAACGCAAGATGCAGAAGAAATTATAAGAAGGGGAAAAATATAATGGATAAAGATGAAAGTTACGAAAATGTAGAACAAGCTCAACAGCATTATGCTCAAGAGTTAGAGCAACTGCATGAAGATGAAGATAGGCATTTGCAAAAGTTAGAAGATGAAGTGGATAAGCATTTAGCAATTTCTATAGATGTTCATAAATCTTTTTCTTTTGCATTGGAATATATGAAACAATCTAAAAAATTAAATCAATCACAACATATTGCAATAATGCAATTTACAAATACAGCAATTAAAAACAGGAGCAATCAAGATGGAAGATAAATCAATTAAAACACCAAGTGGCTATGAGATAAGAGTAAACTCTGGGAATTTATTTAAGAACAATTCAGAGAATCCAAAAGCACCAGCATATCGAGGTTTAGTCAATATTGAGGGACGTGGATTTGACCTTGCGTTATGGCGTACAGAAAAAGGTTATTTGAATGTAAAATTTACTGAACATAAGATATCAGAAGATGGAACTAAGCAAGAATATAAGTATGATAATAAAACTTCAAACCTTACTCCAGAGCAAGCTGGCAAAATAATATCTGAAGATATGAATAAGAAAGATGAATTTAATGATGACATACCATTTTAAGTGTGTTTATAATTAATTAACGTTTCCTAAAAGTCCATGCTCCTAATAGCATGGCAGTTTAAGTTCTCCCATCAGAGATGGTGGGAGTTTTTTAAAAGGACAAACAATGGGCAAATTAAAACATTTAAACAGCGAATTTTACAAAGAAAATATAATTTACGATAACAACAAAGATTCTGAATATGGCATAGTGCCAATTGAGATGGCTGACAATATGACTGACTTAGTTCTTAAAGAAGCTATGCAGTTCGGTGAAGAAGTTAAAACATCAACAACAGATAAAAATTTATCACATATGAGAAATGTTGAATGTTGGCGATTGAATCAAAAAGAATCTATCACCGCAGAATTACTTAATCATGCAATTATAGATATTAACAAAACTTTAAATTATAAATTATCTGGATTGCAAGACGTTCAATATTTGGAATACCATGAAGGCGGAAAATATGATTGGCACTCTGACATTGGTTCTGGTGTTGCAAGTATGAGAAAAATATCTATTAGTTGGGTATTGAATGAAGGTTTTGAAGGGGGTGATTTACAATTCTTTGGAGATGGTGGAGAAATACATACCCTCAATTCAACGCCAAACAAATTAGTTTCATTCACAAGTTTTTTAAATCACAGGGTTACACCAGTAACTAAAGGTATACGCAAATGCGTGGTGGCTTGGTGTTTCGGTGAATCATGGAGATAATATGACAACAATAGCAGACAAACTAATATATGATAAATGCAAAGAAAGAATACAGGCAGAAGTTAATTCTACTTTGAAAGTAATCAATGAATCAATGAATGAATCAGAACCTGACATTAAAAAACTATCTAATCTTTTTATTATCTTGAGTAATCTTAATCAAAGTATTGCTCTCTTAAACACTATAAAACCTATAGAAAAAGAAGCCTAAATATATTTAATTATTTTAAATAAAATACTTTACTTTTAATAAA